ATTTTTTTTCTATCTCACCTTTTGGCACTACTTCCCTTTTACATTTATTTGTTCCGCAAAATCCATATACTTTTTCGCTCATCCGGTTGCCTCCTTTCTCATTTTCAAATTTTCCAATTTTTCAAATCGAAAAATCTCATTTTTACCTTTTTCGTGAAAGATGCACTCTTCCCCACAGTCCTCCTCGTGATCGAGATCAGTAGACCCGGGGGGCGTATCGCTTCCACCAATCGATGATGTAGCCTGTCCATTCACCGATATTTCTTCCATCATTACATTTCGCTAAACGTCTGAGACATTCGTCGCGACTTGTATCGATGAATATTTCTTCAGCTCCAAGTTCTCTGCATAAACGCTCACGTTCACTGATTAAAGGATAACCACCAATCACATAAGCATTCAACCATTTACCTCGCCGATATTTTACCGCATCAAGCAAACAATCTCTCACGCTAAATACGCAAGCATTAAGCACTTTCGATTTTTTATATCTCTCTAAACCACTCACACACTGCCATATAGAATCAATATCGACAATTAAATCTCCTTCGTTCTTTACGTCATTAACCCAAGCGGTCTTACCACTTAGTGGTGAACCATAAACCAAGTAGACATGTCGCATGCTTGCACCATACTGAAACTTATTATGTATTCTGTTATGACATTTATGGTGAACTAACTGAATCAATTTAGGATTTAAACTAATCTCAGCATCATTTACATTACTATCATCTAACTCAATGGTGTGATGGCCAATGCAATCGTATGCACGAACGATAGGCTCACCGCAATATTCACAGACAATATCACCATCATCATTTATCCTTTCAGACTTAATGACCTGCAATAACTTATACCAACCATTGCTCTTATAAAAGGTATCCAATGTGTATTTACCACTCATTATTCTCTACCTGTCTTTCTCTAAGCTCAAGCTCTTTCTTTTTTAAAGCTAAAGCTTGAGGATCATTGGCCCATTCTTCTTTGTCATAATTCTTTAATGCAAGATTGATAGCAGCAACATCCGGTGCCATCTTCTTATGAGCAACCTCTACCTTCACTATTCGACTGCTTGCTATTTGATTAGGAGTAAATCCGGCATCAAGCAATGCCGCATACATTTCTTCTGGCCATTTAACATGCTCGGTAGTTTCTTTGGTTTCGGTATAATCATAACCGTTTGCCTTCTTAATAAGAGAACCCCTAAGCTCAGCAACAAGGTTCTGCCTTCCCTTTTTAATTGCTTCCTTCACTTCTGGATAATCAACTTTATATTGATTCCAAGTGCTATAACCGATGCCTAATTTCTCAGCGATTTGTTGCTCTGTCATAGTTCTACACCATTCAGAAATAAGCGAAAGATATGGCTTTACGTAATCATCATATTTACGAGGTTTACCACGTTTTCTTTTTTCTGCCATAGCACCACCTTCTATTCTAATAACTTATTAACTATTTTCTGAATAGCTTCATAATTATAACCGGCTGCCTTCAGTTTCTTCTTACGATCTTTACCGTTACCCCACTTACCAGCGATAACTTCCTTTGCGATCTCTGTATTGCTTTTCTTCTTTGCACCACCCTTACCTAATGGAGTACAGAACCAAGCTTCATTTTTACCTTGACCAGTGATCCGATTAAGGTCGATCTTATCTGAAATACCTGGACAAGTGCCTTTATCAGTAAACTGGTGTAAGTCTACACCTCTATGACAAGGATAAGCCGCACGATATTTTCCATCGTTTTTTCCATATCTCGCTTCCCACCAAAAAGTATTTTTGCTGCGTTTTGAAATGACAGTACGATAACTCGCATAATCTGCATACATATGATATATTCCGCACTTATAACCAAGTCCTTCAATGTAATCAAGGGCTTTCTGTACATTACTCGCTTTGTTACTGCATTCTACATCGAGAATGTATCCCACAAAGTACTTGCCAATTAACTTTTTACAAGTATTCACCATGAACCTTGCCTGTGCCAATTCGTCACCTTTGTTGAGGTACGTGTACAACCAATAAGGAATCTTTCGTTTTTCACATTCATTGATGATCTTTTTTAATGTACTATCTACATATCCCGTACCCTGAGTTGCCTTTGTAATGATAAAAGGACAAGATGCTTCAATCTTATCCCAGTCTTTAACCGGATGATGATGCGATATATCAGGATATACTTTACTCATGATTTACCTCCTCCCGCATATCTTCTTTTATTTCGTCTATGCTATGCCAGACGGTTTTTAAATCTTTTTCTATGATTGCTGTTCGTTCAACCACCGAATTATGCTTTTCTACTTTTTTCTCAAGCTGCTCGATACGATAATTTGTCAGCTTAGTACTTGTTAGTATTCCGGTAAAGGTACCGCATAGAGTACCAACAAGAGATAATGCTCCTACAATGATCTCGCTCGTCACTATTTCACCTCCGGAATACCTGCCACGCTCGTAAGCATAGAAACTACTCCGGCAAGTACTGCTGTACCTGTAACGAGCTTCCAATCTACTGCCTGAATCGTTGCTGCTGCTGGAATTAATGCGACAGCCGTCTGTGCCATTGTTTTAATGGCCCTAATGCCTGCACGCTTAAACCATTCCTTTGTATCAACACTTACTTTAAAAACATTATTCTTAAACATCTTTTCCCTCCATTCGATCTTTCGGCGCTATATGCCAAAAAATAATAAACCGATTTTGAATTAAAGGAGAACGTATGGACAAGTAATCACATATAGCACCGAATTTAAGGTTATCTTAATACGATTTTTCTGAAAGTTACATACACATGATGTGACATATAGTGTGATGCATATTATTTTTCTATCATAAAAATCATCTAATATGAACATGGCTGAGAACATCAGATTCATATCCTCGTCGCGTTGAAAATCATTTTACATGTAAATTATCATTTAATATATAAAAGCTCCTAGAAACGCGATCTAGGAGCTTACTATACAACTAAAATTGCACAAAAAATAAGCCCCTCATCTGAGGAGCTTATCAAAGGTTTTTATTTCACAGAAATAATTCGTATATCACATCATCACTAAATAAGATAGGTTTGATCTTATTGATTAGTCTAGTTTTATTACGGCTTATCGTCGTCACTGTAGTATCATAATATTCTGCAATTTCTTCCCTTGTCTTTCTTTCAAAATAATACATTGGTATTGTATCATAATAAATATCGTCTTTGATCATTTCTAAAGCTGAATCTATTCGCTTTACTAATTTGACAGTATAAGGCTGATCGGACGTTTTGAATGCCTCATAATTCCGTAAAAGTTCTTCAGTCTTTTCGTATGCAGTCCTTTTTCCGTCTTTCATTAAACCTGCCATTTTTAACTTCAATACTGTAGCATTTACTGTCTCATTGATAATCTGTTTAATTTCATGGGTTTCATAGTTCATATTTACCCCTTCCTTTGGTCCGCTATTAAAAGTCATCAATTCAAGATAAACTACTATATATTATATATTTACAAAACATCAAAAATTTTTAATGATTTTACTTTATATATAAATAAATATAAAGTATCTTGACTTCTTGACTTTTTCAAATTGTCTATACAATTTATATGTGTCAACCGTCATACTTTCGGGAGTTTTTTTGCTAAGTCAAGATGAATTGCAACATCTTGACTTATCTTGAATTTATCTTGACTTTTTTCACCATAATCAACCACTCCTAACTACTTTTTGTAAAATAACAGTTGAGCGTGCTTACTCAACTGTTATTTTGTTTCATTTTTTATCTGTACTTATCTTGACTTATCTTGACTAGCAAATGTCCACGAGCCGAAAGACATTTTCATGCGTGCCTATGAAAAAGTGTCTTTCCCTCGAAGACAAGTTCAAGATAAAGTCAAGATGAATTATTAAAATTCAAGATGAATTTATTAGATGCCAGTGCTACCAAATGCACCGCTACCCCTCTCAGGACCACTTTCGGTGACAAAATCGGCAATAACTACCGGCACAATTACAAGCTGCCCGATGCGATCACCGTTGGAAATTTTAAAAGGTTTATCACTGCAATTAGTAACTATCGCATGAATCTCTCCACGGTAACCACTATCAATAGGAGGTAACTCACACGTGATACCTTTACTACTTAATCCGCTCCTAGGAAATACATAGGCAGCATATCCATCAGGCAGACACAATCCTAATCCTAAAGGAATTTTTATTGTCGTATGAGGTGCTAATTTAATAGAACTACAATTGTGGAAACATACGTGTACGTCAGCGCCCGCATCATTATCGTGCGCTCTAAATGGCAATTTCTCATATCCAAAATCAATCACTTGAACCTTCATTATTTTTCTCCTTTATAAATATTGAATCGGTCTAATAGCTCTAATAATAATTCTTTGACATCCGCATTATGTCTAATACCATAATCCACAAGTTCGGCGACAAATATTGCATGTTCGTGGAAATTCTCACGATTAAATGTGATCGGTTTGCTTATTGGGTTGGTTAATATTTCTACGATTTTGTCTTCGTCTTTCTCATACATGTGAAGGCTTGTGACAAAATGCGTATAGATCCCATATCCCACATGTAATTCACTGGCGATATATTTCTGTAACTCTGTGAAGAATGTAACATCATATGGGAAACCAAACCAAATATCATTACTCCTCATGATTCCCGTACAATGCAACTTTCTATCTCTGATAAGGAACTGTAGTGCAATCGTACAAGGTTCATCTTTGGTTTCAATCACCTCATCATTTGGCGTATTCAGATTAATGACCGCTCTCCTGCTATTTGGATCCTTTCTAAGTAAATCAATCACTGTTTGGATTTGGTCAAAATCAAATGCACTTTTCATCAAATAACCGTATGCGCTATTAGAAGTTTTGCCGTCATCTGAAATTTTCTTCCACATACTACCAAAGGCTCCTATGAAATCAACTGAATTTCTACCAGTAAAGTACCATAATAGTTCACCAAATAAATATGTAGGAGAAATATTTCTAATACTTACGATGTTGTTATTAATATCCGTCAGTGTAAACTGCATGTTATTAAGTTCTCTCGTGTTCCCTACCTTTGGGGCCTTTAATAATTTTGCACACACAGAAAGGTAAATATCATCAATATGACCGCTTATCATTTCTCGCATCTTAATCCTCCTTCACTTTTAAAACCCACAGACAATTCCTCGCGTGTTCTGGTTTAATAAGAGGTGCCATGATTACAGAAAGCATATTCGTGTCATAATATTTTTTAAGCTCATCAAACATCGCCCGGCGCCAATCTCCTGCGATCTCTTCTCTATAATCCTTTATTGAAGCAAAGGTTCCATATTTAGCTTCAATGTCAAAATATTCGGATAATTTATCCTGCAGCTCGAAATGATCCCACTCCCCAACTTCTTTATTACCTTCAGGGCCAAGCATGTGGTTTTTAGCTGCTCCTACATTTGGATCATAATTTGGAGTACTAAGGTAAACCCTTGTATTCTCATCACAATGGAATGCGATATTGTCGAGAAAGGCATCTGCATTCTCATGGCCGATGTGTTCCATGACTTCAAAACAAGTGATAATATCAAATGTCTGACCGAGATCAATTTCACTGCAAAGGTCCATCTGTCTGAATTCAGCAAAATCGAGCTTTGCAAATTTCTCATTGTTTTCATCGATGGTCTGTTTTCTGATGTCTAATCCTAAATACTGTTCTGGTCTATATCTGTTACGGTAAAATAACTCAAGCATTTCGCCTGTGCCGCATCCAAAATCAAGGATCGTTTGACCAATCTTTGCAACCTTTAAAATGTGTGTCCATCTGAGATAATGAGCAAACTGATCTCTATGATAAATATGTCTCTCAAATTCCTGCTGAGGTGTTAACTGTGTCTTGTTATAAATCTGCTTAGCCATTATGCTATCTCCTTTTCTTCAACTAAATTAAAAATTTCCTGTAATGTCATTTTGGATGTATCAATGATTGGAATACTAAACTGCTTCGCATAAAATTTAAAACGCTCATTGATATGGTTTAAGTTTTCATAAATTCGTTTATCTTCATCGCCTCGTTTATTTAATCTCTCATAAAGAGTGGTCATATCACATGTAAGCACAAATACCTTTACATTTTCTTTTTTCGCATAGTGTAAAATAATTCTCACATCCTCTGTTCCGAGTTGAGGCTTTCTATCAAAAATCTCAGGATAGATCAATTCACCAATTGTATGTCTATCCCATACGACGTTTTCTTTTCTTAAGGTCTGACGATAGAAGTTATAATCTGCTGCATCATACTGAGTACAATGACAAATGTCCAGCCCATATTTTTCTGCCAGAATCTTCGCCAATGTGGTTTTACCGGCTCCATCCACGCCTTCTAATATAACTTTCATATTAATCTCCTTTCTTTACAAAGATCCGATATTTTTTACCTTTGATGGTTTTATCGACTATTTTAAAATCAAAATGCTTTTTTACCTGCTTGCTAAATTCAATGTTACTCATTGGATTAAAACTGTTTGCAATACAAAATTCGTTATACTTCTTATAAACATTTCTTGTTGGTTCATTTTCAATCTTTACATCTTCTTTGAAGAATAACAAAATAGGATTATTATTTTCTGTGTATTCTTGCAATGCTTTATCCACTTTTTCGGATGATGTGAATTTCCTATTCTTCAATACTCGTTTAAGACCTTGTATCCCTAAATTAATCAAATACTGCATTGGTTCTTCCTGTATCAGTTTATACTTGATATAAGGATCAAAATCCGGGTCATTGGGCGAGAATCTCGCATCAAATGGAATGATAACTAATCGGCTTATTACCGCTCCTGACTTATCTTTGATTCGTGGAATATCATTTGCTGAAAATAGCAGCTTCGCATAATTGGAGAAGTCGAACGGGTCTTTTCCTTTTCGTTCAACATTGATGGGGTTACCCGAAGCTAATTTCTTAAATACAGAAGGATTTGGAATAAATTCGCTACCAATATCATCACCAATATTTGCAAGCTTTCCGAATAATTCTGCCGTCTTAAATCTATCCCCAAGTTCCTTTAAATCGAGTGATGCGATATTCTTTCTTCCAAGCAAATTCTCAATCATTGAAAGAAAGGTTGATTTTCCATTCTCTTTTTCACCCGTCAATATGAAACATTTTCGCAGCTCATTCCTTCTATAAAAGCAATAACCGATACATTCTTCCAAGAGCATTCTAATACTCTCATCTTGGCACGCTAACTTATTAAGGGTCTTATCCGTTAACTCTGAATATGCATCTGGGTCATAATCATATTCAATCTTATTTGTAATTACGATGTCAGGAGTAAACGGCTCTAATGTATCAGTTTCAATGTTATAAATACCATTGTTAAATGCGATATAATTCGCGTGACTCATTGGTATATCCTTATCTATCAAAATATCAAGATAACTTAATACTTCAGTTCGTTTGGTCTTATTCAAATTGCTGATATGTTTTATCATTTGAGCTTCTATCTCTCTAACCCCATCCACATAAATGCCATCTTTATAGATATGTAATTGACCATTGATCTTGATAATGTGATTTACATTTTTTAAATAGGTGGCAAACTTATCGAATAAGAAGGAATTCTTCTTGAAGAAAATAGGTTTTTTAAAAGCATCATCTCTGGATAATGTTTCTAGTTCTTCTTCATCAAGTGGATTCTTTAAAACATATTTATTAATAATTCTGAGAACTTCTCTTGATTCTTTTACACTGAAATCATTGGCTTGTAATGTAAGGATGTAATTAAACAATGCTTGATTTCTGCCATCGCCGGCTTCCATTTCGAAAAATTTCATCTTTGTATAGACGGGCAGCAACCATTTTGGCAGCGCTTCATATTCTTCATCGGGAAAAATATCGTATAAAATGAATCTTTCTTCGTTATTATATTTCAATACCGAATATGAATTTTTGCAGCCAACCTTTATATCTGCCTGTATTCCACAAGCAAGTGTCTTATTTATTCCACATTTATCAAGAATGATTTCACCCATTGAGTCGATATTTTTAAATAAGAAATGCTTACCTCTAGTCGTTTCATATACTCGACAATTACATTGGAGATCTTCCACGATGTCCATCAATGTTTCTGATTGCTCATAATCATCTACATCAATCAACACTACATTATCCGCAATGATGCCGGCGTACTCAGGTAAATTCTTTACCTGTTCGTATGTTCTTAATTCTGCTGGTGATTTATTTTTAAAAGGCATTAAGCATTTCTTATCTTTTGTTGGTACATATCCTTTAAATAATGACACCTTTTTCACCTGCTGCCTTTATAAAATCTACTCCGGTTTCTTCTTTAATCACATTGAGGCAATCGTCAAAAGTGATATAACCTTTATTAAATGAATCTAAAAGGTCCAAGACTTTATCGGAAAATCGGCTCAATCTAACTGCACCCCAATCAAATCCATCTCTAAGGGCATTCAATGACAATCCCATCATTAAGATGAAGGCTTTCGTCATTGCCTCATTTGCTGCATCCTCCTTTATCTTTTTAACCTGATCACAATTAAGTGTATAAGTTGGGGATTTTGTCATTACTCCAGCCTGTCTTCTCTGCGCCCTGTTCATTTGATCACCTCACTTTCCCAACATCTTTTACATGCCCCAGGGTGATTGAATTTTTTACACTTTTTAGATTCTTCGGTCGTTATCCCGAAATCATCCGGACAAAATTTTTTGACAAGCTTTTCTTTCTCCATGTCTAACTTGTCCATTGCGTATTGCATACCCGTCATTTCAACCCCTCCTCACAATCACGTACCCGGCTGCCTTTGCTGCTGTCTTGAACCAATTAGTCTGTTCTTTCGCTTTCGCATTACCTCTTAATGCCTTATTCCTTACCTGATTTCTTACGTTACTTTTGACTACTCGACCATTATCAATGATAGTCAGACGGCCTTTTTTGTCATACCCCACAAACGCTACAGTGTGGATTGGATTGCGCTGCTCGAATAACACGATGCAATTATCATCTAATGCCGCTTTGATTTTTTTAATAACGTCCCCGTTGTTCTTTCCTGTAATAGCGTGCCACGTTGCGCGCGGGCGATGACAGATACCGTTGATCGCTTTTACTGTTCCGTAAACCGTCAATTTACTGCCTGTATAACCGCGAACGTTCTTTTTTACCCAATTATAAATTTCTTTTGGATTCCAAATAGTTCCGTCTTTCTGTCTTATCTTTAAGAACTGCAAAGCGATACAAACGCCATTACGCAAGGAACAACCATGAGCTTTCTCAAATGCTCCCCATACATATGGTTTTGGGATTAAAATTTTTGTACCGTCATTTAAAACTAAACGGCTAGAATACCTCTTATCTTTTACAGATAAAATTTTCATTGTCAGCACCTCCTAAATATGCTCATGTGGTTCAAACGGTTCCGCATGCTTCTCAGATTCTTTTCTTATTAATTCGTTATATCTTTCAACGAATTCCATCGGTGTAATCTTACCTTCTTTCAACTGTTTTTCTAATTCTAAATATATATCGCTCATTCTTTACGCCCCCACTCCATATTGAGCTAATCGCTCTTTTGTAAGATTGATATACCAGTTTTTATCTAAATTCAAAGGGACTTTTTTATCATTAATATTGCTGTTATCAATAAAACAACGATCTGGCGTATTTGCAAATTTTTCTATTGTTGCACCTTCTTTCTTGCATTTGCCGATATAAGTATCATGATTATTCTTTGATGCAAATGCCCGATAACATTTTTCCGACATATATTTTCCGTTATGCCAAGCTCGCCAGTATTTTCCTGAGAGTTTTACAACCTTTTGGAACATTTTAAGTTCATTACAATCACTAATCGTCTTCTCCACTGGCACACCATTTGTCATATAATCGACCATTGCTTTATTGATAATTGGAAGATCATTATCTACCGGACTAAGCGCTTTTGTATAGGCACCTTTGGTCTTTGTTTTACCTTCAGGACTCACCAAAAGGTAGTTGTTTACGTCCTTCTGAAATACCTTCGTATAAATATCAAAACCCATTCGCATACCTGTTCGCTTTTCCCATTCCCAAACAATATCATCAATTAAGTCATAATCATCAATTGATTTCAGTTTGATTAAAATACCATCAGTATTGGACTGGATAAATTTCTCAATATATGGCTCAAGTTTTTCTATAAGATCTACGAGAAGAAGCTGGCCATTCACACAAATAGCATTGTTTTCTCGTGGATCATATAATGGTGAAAATGCATCTTTGAGCTGACCAGAAATTGCATTATCGGCAATTTTATATGGCAATCTCGCAACCTTATTTCCGGTTGCTTTCATCCTAAGATTCTCACCATGAATCTTTTCGAAGTTTTCCGGATTTCCCATATTGCGATAGCCAAACTTATATCTTTGTTGTAATGATGGATAGTAAGCTGTAACATCAGCCATGAGATAAATTCCTTCGCCAAAATATTTTTTGATGGCACCGTGTAATCCACCCCATGCGAGAGTATGCTCAACCCCTGCGATCATGATTTTCTGCTTTTTCTTATAGTCATGATTTTCAGGATTTCTATACCAATCTCTAACAGCTCGATATTTTTTCAGTTTCAACGTATCAACGATTGGAAATTCAAATTCGTCATCGAATTTCTTACCTTTACCGCCTAGAATTTTAGCTACACGCTGCGCTCCAGTTTTTCCCATATAAGTAAGTGGAAGATTAAAGATTTTCACAAGGCCCATGGCAGCATCAAATTCCGCTTTTCTTGCAAGCCATACTTCGATGGTCTGTTCTACATCATGGTTACAATAAAAGAATGTTTGTTCTATTTCCTTCTCAGTGAGTGGCCTATCAATATCGAAAGGTACTGAAGTTTCTCGAATGTCATTTCCCATAAATGCCTCAAGGCTTTTTAAACCTGTATCCATTCTCAACATGGTGTCAAAATTAATCATCGTGATCTTATTGAATAGACCTGAATACATCCAACCCGGTTTATTGTCTTTAATGATCCAGTCGTTAACTTCCTTCGGATTCATATCCAACAAAATGGCCTTCATAATATATTGATCGTATCGTCGATTGTTATAACCAATCCAGATTTCTTCACAATGTGCATCAAAATAATTTTTAAGCGCCTGAACGTCATCTACAATTTTAGTGACAATTTTTTCTATTGGATTAATAATGACGACCAACCAATTATATTTAAAAATCTCGAAATCATAGAAATTTAACATAATATCACCTTAAAATACCGTGCGGGGTATTATTTTCCCCGCACAAAAGAATGTAATTTATTCAGCATCAAAAACTTCATTAATAGAAATATTATTGAAAGCATCCTTTTTATATTCAATTTCATATTCAAGGCCCATATCATCAATGGCTTCTGCTACATCCATAATCATTTCATTGAACTGCTCATAAGATTCAAATGATGTATCGATAGGATTTCCATCTTCATCTTCTGCCTCCAGTTTGCTCAAAAATCCGGACACACTACCAATCATAGATCCGTCATTTTTTGTTCCATAGATGACACGGTTCATAAACAGGCAGCTCCTTTTATGCTCACCTTCAGTAATACGAAACATCGCTTTAAACATTGGGCGATGATCTTTTGTTTCTCCAAGTTCGAGCTTTTCAAATATACCAATGTATGTACCGTCTTCAATTTCAGGATAATCTCCCATGCCATTTTTAGCTGCTTCTGCTGCATCAGCTTTGAGCTGATCCAAATTTACCTGTTCGTCAAATTTACTAAAATCCATTTATTTGTCCTCCTATTATCCTTTGATACAAGCATCTTTAAAATAAACTGTAATACTATCAATATTTCTACTAGATTTGACCGTGATAACTGTGTCTATATCTTCGAGTGTATTACACTCGGCCATCATTAACGGCTCTGTGGCTTCTTCCGTGTACATTTTTCTATACAGCTTGTCAATTCTATCCGGGTCGGCCTCTAACTCGTTACCGCACAGCCCTATAAATTTACATTTACTACAGTCATGACTGTCACAATAATTATTGATTGCGTTAAGTTTCTCGCTGGTAGTAAAACTATCAAATTTCATTTTTAACCTCACTTTCATAATCCGATATGTGTTCATAGCCTCTCTTGTACTTACTAAGTGTTATTTCCACGAAATATTCCCCCGGTTTGTCCGTCGTACTTACCTGTACCGGATAATTATTATTTGCCAAAATGTGGAATAAATCATCAACACAAGAACCTTTTATTTTAAGTATTACTCTATTCGGTGTTGTGTCCATTTTTACCCCCTTCTACGTCTGCGACGTGGTGCGGGTGTTTCTTCATGGGCATGGTCCTGTGCGGTAGTTGGGACAGTCATAGTCTTGTCCCCGGCATCCGTAGCACTTGTACGGGTAGACTCCCCCACACGTTCTTCTTCCGCTGCCTGCTCTGCTTCGGCTTCTGCCTCGGCCGCTGGTTTCTCTCTGTTCTTTCTTGTGCGGCGCGGCGGCTTGTCAAGTTTCGGCTCCTCGGCCTCCTCGAATGGGATTTCTTCTTTCTCGCCGGTTTCGTCTACGTTCGCATACGCCACTTTCTCGGCGTTGTCTTTCTCTACTTCTTCTCTGGATTTATCAGTAGCACGTCTTCTACGTTTCTTTGGTGGTTCTACATTTTCCTCAGGAACCTGTCCATCATCTGATTTCTCACCGGACCCGTCTCCGTCATCCACATTTCTTTCGGCTGTTTTTCTACCTCTCTTTGTTCCTGTTTCTTCTTTCTCTTCTTCCTGAGGTGTGTTCTCAGACTCTTCTTTTTTCGCATTTCTTCTACCTCTCCTTTTCTTTCCATCCTCAATAGGAATATCATCTTTTTTAGCTGCCTCATCAATTTCAGCAATTTCATCATCTGTTAAGAACTCGCCAATTTCATAATAGTTGCGGATTTTTTCATCCACATATTTGAGGTCATTATCAATCACAATACTTGGAAACATGCCAATCGGACTTTTTACTGTATCGTGGCCACTGTTCTGTGTAATAAATGAATAAACACCGTCTGTCACATTGGTTTTTAACACAATGGTGAACATGCCTTCGACTGTGATTTTCTCATCGAGCAGCTTTCCAATTGTTTTGATCTTCTCATTACCATTAGCATCTCTTTCGATATGAGCTAAGAAATAAACTACCTGATCAGATGGAAGATCTTTTACCATATTAACTAATGACCAGAAGTTTTGCGCAATTTCTATAAATTTGTCAAATCCGCGCTCCGTAGCTCGTCTCATAAATTCATTAGCCATCAAATACTGGGCATCATCAATGACTGCAACTTTCTTCTTATTAAGTTTTAACTCCTTAATGACAATGCGATAATCGTCTGTCGTCACACTCTCAATCTTATTTTTGAAAGGAAGTGGTTTATTTGCTACATTGATAACCTTCAAATCTGACGGTTTAAAGTTTCTCAAACTTGCACTTTTACCTGTGCCTGATTCTCCTAAAATTAATACTGGAATACCCATTATTCAATTACCTCCAATCTATCAACTGTTGCCCATTTTTCACATGCCAGGCCGTTTTTATCTGTGTACTCAATTAACGCCTGTGGACGTCCATATAAATATTTGGCAATACATGTAACTGTACCTGTTATACCTGTGATTTCTTCTTTCACTTCCATACCTAATTCCAATTCAACGCTTACTTGTCCCATTTATTTTTCCTCCTTAAATCTAATCAACCACGAAACTTCCAAACAATGGAAACCATTTATCTTCTGCTAAACTAGCGCCATCTGAGACTGCCTCAATCTTAATTGCACCATCAACACCTATCAGTAATCTCACAAACTGTGCTCTAGTGGTGCTCAACATAGATGTGTTTTGAACGATCGATACACTTTTAGTTGGTCTAAATCCTACTGGCAACGTTCCTATTGTACCGACAGCAGTAACTCCTTTAACTGACCCACGAATAAAACAAATGTTTCCTATTTTCCGATACTCTGGTACTGCACCAGTGTCATTATAAGGCTGGATGCCCGATGTAAGAGGTAGTGTGATCCATCCGCTATCAGTTATGGATGCTTGTTCCAGTGCAGCAACTCTATTTTGTAACTGTACAACCTGTTGTTGTAATAACGCAATGTCTTCATAAATAGTAGCCATAGCTCAATCCTCCTTAATTGTTTGTATAGTAAATTTGAACGAACCCGCTCAATGCAGTTCTGTCTTTACCTGTACCGATGCAGATTTTTCCATCATGTCTCAAGTAACATGAAATAATATTTGCAGGTGTAGGATGTGGATTTGGAAGTGGAATAGAATCTCCATCGCCATATACCATACCTTTAATATCGACCACTTTAATGTTTGCAGGTGTTAAACCACTTGAAATTTCTTTGATCGCATCATTTGGCAGATTACCGGTATTAATGGTTTTACAATATACAGGCTTTCCATCAAACATTTCATTTGTTATTTTTGATGAACCGGTGACCATTTCCTTATCGCCAATCATAGCCCAATTGGAAAATGTTCCATTTTCCTGCATTCTTGTCCAAATACGATTGTTTGTTCTTTCGATATAATACTGTTTGTTATACTTCGTTCCCTGTGTACAATGCGGAATATTAATAAAATACCCGTTACTTGTACCGGTTGGTTTATTTACACATCCATTACCATAACCGACATAAATCTTACCAATGTAGGTATTTAGATTTTTGTCTGTAAGATCTATGGTGTATTTTGATAATAAATCATTTACGTCTGGTATATTCCCTGTTAAATTTGCGACGTCTTGTTGTACTGTTGTCATTGCTACTTCTAAAGCGTCAACCCTTTCATATATTGTTGGCATAATTTTAATCCTCCTTTTCTATTACTCTTGATGCCCACATGTCTGCAAAATGTAGAATCATATAAAGTGGTGTTTCTTTTCCTTGAATCTCATATTTCAACGGACCATAAAGGCCATTGTGATATAAAATCGCATGTTGTTCTTCTTCTGTGAGATCAATAAACATGGTAGCAATGACCACACTTCTAATCTCATGTGGAATATTCAATAAATCTGAATTAGTAGTAAATGGTTTTACCTTTGACGGCTTACCATCTTTCAATATGTTTGGTACATATAATGATTTTCCGAATTGTCCACATTTCCCAAGGTCATGAAGTAATGAACAAATGACTACAGAATCCTGAATCTCATTATATTTTGCTCCACCTAACCAAGCTACACCAAGCTTTTCAGCAAGATTTAGAACATTTATGCTATGCTCTGCAAGTCCTCCCTCTTTTGCAAGATGATATGACCCGCTACACGGCGCTGTCAGAAATCCAATATTATTCATATAGTCGAGTAATTCAATCACGCCTTCTCTTTTTGTTTTCATAAGATAATCTCGGATAATGTCTGCAACATTTTCCATATCAAAAACTCCTTTCATTAATCGTTGCGACCAGCGCACGCGCTTGAATGATTCGTTCAGCATTTAACGCCCGAATCATATCTTTAAACATCTGAAATTGATCGGGATAGAGAATGACCGCATATCCATTCGCCATGCTGTTTATACGGGCTACATTGTATTTTTGCAACTCTGACGGTTTACCATTTTGCGCTTTTACTTCAATGGCCACAAAATAACCGTTGATGCACGCCAAAATGTCTGGCACACCGTTCTTTGTCATTCGGTTCGCAAAAAATTTAACCTGCCAACCGAAATTATCTTCGATATGTTTTTTTATCTTGTTTTCAAAGTTCTTTTCCTGTGCCACTCTCTCACCTCATTTCTGTAAGTAGTACAAACGCATTATACTTCCAAAAATTCAAATCACCATTTGGACCATTATGCACTATAGTGTCATACCAACTAGCAGCTATCCACATGATGAATACCGCACATCCTAAAAGAATTGCTTCTTTTATTATTGCTTTAATTATTTTCATCGTTTTATTTACCTCCGTAATGTGTTTGATTATCTTTAGCTTATGTTTATATTATACCACTATAGTTGTATAATGTACATAGGCATAACTACCAAAAACTTACATCGGTATTTGTTAGTTATTACTTTCCTCAAATAATTTATCCGTATAATCTCGTCGCATTGCTAAGGTTCTATAAATCTTCTCCTCTATCGAACCTTTACATGTGAGATAGTAATAGAAACACGTTTTTTCCTGACCTATTCTATGAATACGTTTCTTTGATTGCTCGAATAACTCAGAAGATAATGGCGGAGTAAAATAAACAATTTTATTTGCCTTTTGTAAGTTAAGGCCCATTGCTCCGGCTTGGTATTGAATAAATGTGATAGAATCCGGGGCGTTTTCGTATGGTAACAAGTCTTTTTGTTTCCCATTTACGACGGCCACCGGCCGGTGATTCTCCCACGCGATTCGAGATAATTTTTCCAGTTCGTCATTGAAATTGTAAAAAACTATCAATCTGTCATTTGTGGATTCTACTAAATCCCGGAACGCCTCCAGCTTTGCCGGGTTATACTGCCCGCATAACTGCCTTTCATAAAGCATTTTCGTGAGCGTGGTATCTCCAACAAGCTCTATATATTCACTGTAATCATCACCAACCAAAGTATTTACAATGCAATCTTTTCTGAAAATTCTGTAATCTTTTGTCGTCTGGACCCCAATAGTCTGGTGAATTTGCTCTGGTAAATCAAAAACTTCATCAGTCTTTAAGAAGTGACATCCATGCTGCCGCATTTTTCTTTTAAGACGTTCCTCATTCTTATAACCATCAATTATCATCAGCGGAAAACCTTCATTGTCTTCATAATGATAATCGACATACTGATTATAGAAAGTTTTTTTCTTGATATTCCATCCAAGCAAATGTAATTGCGACCATAATCGTTCATATTTTCCACCTGTCGGGGTACCTGATAACAAAATCACGTTTTTTGGTTGCAATTTCTTCAATATGAACTTTGATCGCTTGCTATTCTCATTTTGGATTAATGAACTTTCATCCAGCATCAAAGTAAAATCCTTGAGCTTCGCCAGCTCTGGTCGCCTGAAAGCAAGTTCATAATTGATGATACCTATTTTGTGATCAAAACCATCTATATAAGTTATAAATTTATCAAACTGCTTTTTATCAGTTAAATCAAATATTAAATTTCTCATTGGAAACTTTTGACTTACATAATTATTCTTAAAATGTTCTATCCAGTCCCGAATCTTAGATTTCTGACAGATTACTAAATTCACTTTTGCGCCAAGCTGCATCATCTTTTCAGAACCGCCAAACGTTTTCCCCAACCCCATATCCCAATAGAGGGCACATTTATTCAAACCTTTTAGCTCTGCCAATGCTTTAGATTGATGCAGGTATAGTTTAATCATCTTTCACCTCGGTGAGCTCAAGCGTATACGGTGACCAACCCAAGTACCTTTCACGGTCTACATCACAACTAAAAAAGTCTTTCACATCTTCAAAATCTTTAAAGAATCCGTCACGATCAAACATATCTGGCACCATCTCGTTTATACCCGGCGCGTAAATTTGACCGTTTACAACCTCATATGTTTTTCCAGCGATAAATTTTTCATCACCTGTCAGGAAACAGATTTTTCCTGAATAATATTTTTCGCATTTTTCTTCGCTTACTTTTTCTAAATAACGTTCATCAAACATGAAGTCTACTTCTTCCATATAATAACCGATTCCACAGTCACGAATTCCAATTCCGTCAATCGTCACAATCTTGCCGATCAACCTATCCATACAATATGCCCAGCTGCCAAAATAATCGTCAGCAGTGTTTCCATCTAAAATTTTCACCTTATCTCCAATATTGAATTTAGTTTCCATGTTTACTCCTTTCCTAAATACTCATATACCTTTGCTTCAGATATATGATATGTCCAAACAGTACTCATTTTGATTGCGTATCCAAACGGTAAAATTCCTCGTTGCAATCCGATCCGAACAAACTGAGGGGATTTACCAAGTAATTTTGCACATTCGATAACAGACAATTTCAATCATTCCTTTACCATCGCATTTCTAAGTTCTTCACCAGTTATTCCGAGCTTTAAAGTTAAAACTGAAATATCTTTCTCAGTGAGCTTTGTATTCCCATTAAGCTTACCGCTTGCCGATTGTTTTGAAATTCCAAGAATCTCAGCCAGATAATTAACGAAATCATCTCGCCCGGCATCGATCATTTTCTTTTTTATCAGATTTCGCATTTTCTCATCTCCTTTCTTAAATATTGAATTGCCGCAATGGGAATCGAACCCATGACATCATTGCTCTACCACTGAGCTATGCGACAACCGTTTTACAGCGGGCGATACCGCATGACCCTCTCACTAAATAAGAGAAAATTAACCTATATTATTCCTCGCCGTCACCTTCTTTAATGAAGTCAATGACTTCCTGAACAGTAAGAGGGTCCGTTGCATTATTTTCAAGATAATCTTTGAAAGAAATGTCCGGGGAAATTATCCCGCTTTTAACGCCCGCTAAGTATTCTTTCATAAGGGGCTGCTGTACATCTTCTGGTCTTGCTGTTGTGCCATTTTTTAAGATGATAGTTTTTCCAAGTTCAATCTGTTTTTCTAACTGTTTTACAATATTCATATTATTGCCTTTCTCCACGTTTCGGCGTTGGTCACCGTGTTTTTGTTTACAATATTATTCTACTATAATTTCCAGCATTTGTATATTGACATTTTACACAAAAATTTTATTTTATATTAGTTATTTTTACTAATTTCATAAAATCCTTACTTTTTACGCTTTTATTATATTAAGATAATTTCCAATTGACAACACAAAATGCGTAATTTCTTTACGAGAACATTTGTTCGATTGACTTTGTATATTGCGGATATTATCCTATAATTGTACATATGCACGGGGAGGCGTTAGAATGGAGGCAGGAGAAGTTATCAAAAAATTGCGTAATGAAAAGAAATTTACGCAATCAGAATTGGGAATTATGCTAGGAGTGAATACATCGTCAATTCAAAAATATGAAAGCGGAGCTACCAAAAATCTGAAATTAGAAACAATCAGGGAGTTATGTCATATATTTGATGTACCTCCTCTAGTCTTTGTTTTTCCAGAAATACTAGATGAAGGTTTCGATGCATATCATGAAAGAATGTTCAAGGACCATATGAAGGCATCACTAAATGTAAATGAAGAAGGTATAAAGAAGATATTTGACTATATAAGCGACATTCAATCTATGCCGAAGTATCAAAAGTCAAGATGAATTCAAGATAGTTCAAGATAAGGAAATTCATCTTGAATTGGCTTAGGGCTTACGGTTGACACATATTTGAACTGAAAAGTCAAGAAGTCAAGTTAATTTCTACTTTTTATATATAAGCTAAAATCATTAAAAATTTTTGATGTTTGTAGAAAATAATATATAAGTAAATATATATCTTGAACTTGACTTCTTGACTTTTGACATCAAAGGGAGAGAACATAATTGCGGAGAGCAAATGGAGAAGGTTCAATTTTTAAGCTAAGCGGTAAACGTCGTAAACCTTACGCCGTAAGAATTACAGTTGGTTATACGAATGAAGGAAAACAGCTATACAAATATGTTGGTTATTATTCCACCAAAACAGAAGCCAAAAATGCAATGAGAGAATATCTTGTCAACCCATTCAATTTAGACCATAAGAGCACCAAGCTCAAAGATGTATACGATAGGTGGTCAGACCAGAGTCAATTGGCCCAAACGACTATGCAGAGTTATGGTTCCGCTTTCAACCAAGCAAAGCAGCTTCACAACATGAGCATGAGAGACATCAAGGCTGCACACTTGGAAGCTGCTATGGATCAAATGAAACCTCATATGCGCAGCGTGTTTAAAAATGCTATGGGGAAAGTATATACATATGCTATCAAGCACGAGGTTGTTGATAAGGACCTCATGAGTCTGATCTCAGTGAAAACTACAGTGGAGACAAAAGAGAAAACACCATTCACCTTGGCTGAGATCAACAAACTGAAAACATTTAAGCATCCATTAAATGACACCGTTTTCATCCTTTTGTATACGGGATTGCGGATCAATGAATTGCTTGATATTAAATGTGAAAATGTTCACTTGGATGAACGGTATATGATTGGAGGTAAGAAAACGAAGGCGGGCCAGAATCGAATCATTCCAATTCATGATGCAATTTATCCTTTAATAAAATCAAGATGTGAACAAGAAAATAAGTATCTGATAACCAAAGATAACAAGAAGATCAATTATGCTACATACAGAATTAGCTATTGGAATAAAATGAACTCTGCACTCGGGTTTAAACATACACCGCACGACACACGTCACACATTTACGACATTTGCAGATAGATGCGACGTGCATAAAGTAGCATTGAAGAGAATTTTAGGTCATACGTTGAGCGATATGACTGATCATTATACCCATAAAGATCTCGATGAATTACTGGCTGAGATCAATAAAATTGTATATTAAAAAAGAGCCTCACGGCTCTTTTTTATTTGTTAGTATTTAATGCATCTGCCTTTAACGAAATATGCGATCGTATCTCCAAGCATGTTTTCAACTTCAACAGGCTCTCCTGTCTGATCGTGAAACTCTTTAGCTTCTTTCATTGCTCTTTCTTTTGTCATTGTTCCGTTATTTACTATGATTCTTTTCATTTTAATTACCTCCGTTTATTTGTTTGATTTATTATTTATTTTGTAATTATATTATACAACTAAAGTTGTAGTTTGTACATAGGCAAAATAACCAAAGATTTGATGAGTTTCTTAGTTATTTTGTATATTAAATGTATATTATAGATGCTTTTTCATTTGTTTTTATACATTCAGGAACGTTGTCGTATCAACGTTCCTTTTGATTTTATACATTTTTTAAATTTCCCCAACAAAATTTAAGAATGTGATAACGTCAACGTTTACGTATCAATTTGTATATTACACGCGTATTGCGGAATAGAAAATGAAAAATGCAAATTGTGATATAATTAAATCATATCGTTGTACTATGTACAACCAGCGTTGTACTATTATATTAGATGCTGTATCGCATCTAATTTACAGGAGGGGAGAACATGGAAGATATGACACGGTTGGAAATACTTACATTATTGTTGTCGCTCAAAGGTTTATTGGAAACCGACAATTCTGAGAAAGCTTTAGAAGTGATCAACAACGTTATTGCTGAAGCACAACGAAAAGAATTATGAAAGAATGAAGGTCTAAGAATCTATATTGCGATCTTAGAATCAGAACTAACTCAAAGGGAGAACGGCAATCTCATGTATGACTTTGATGAGTTTGCCGCTGATGTGAGAAAGAAATATGGTATAAAATGAGGAACCCTTGCGGGTTCCTTTTATTATTTTGTTTTGCGTGATGGTGTAGTAAATGCTCTCTCGACACTCCATCCCATTTTATAAATACGCCCATATAATGTATTTGGAGAAATTCCGAGTTCTTTACCCCAAGCGCAGATGTTTTGAGCTTTTCCATCAAACTCAATTAATGCGCCACGCTTCGGAGTCGGTTTGTGTCCTTCCTGATCTTTAATCTCAACATTGATTTTATAACCGTCAGCCTTGAAAAGACCAAGTAGGTATCCTTTAAGAATAGATTTTCTTACTCTCTTCATTGCACCTGGTGCCTCACCTCCTGCACAATCGGGTTCATATTTAGAGTTCATTGCTTCATCTAAGATTTCATTGAAAGCATCATTTGTAATCCAATTGTCGAATTCCTCTTGAGTCATTTCTCCATCTATCATTGCGTTATCATTTCCACCGATAATCCAATTATAAGCGTTTTCAATATTTTTCTTTGCAATCAGTTCGTCTTTATTTTGTATAGCCTTAATTTTTGTAGGTCTTTCAGGTTTAACCTCAATAGGTTCTTCAGTCTCTACCTCAGTAGGTTTTTCCTCGATAGGTTCTTCTTCGATAGGTTTTTCCTCACCAATCAACTGAATTTTGCCAGCCTTATATTTTTTGAGGAATTTTACAAAATCATTTTTTGGACCATACTCTGCCCAATGTTTCTGATAATGTTCAAAGAGTTTATTTTCTTTTTCGATTTCTTCTTCTCTTTCGGCGGTTTCTTCTTCACTCATATTCTGGATTTTTTCAATCTCAACAATGAGTTCTGCTTTTTTTAAGTTCCACCAATTTTTAACTTTAAGCTCTTTTGCAATTTCCTTAAGTTCTTTGCTTGTCATCTCTCTTAATTCTTTCATGTTATATTCTCCTTTTCCTGCGAGCTCCAGATTCGCGTTTCTAGATGTTTTTATATATTAGTCATATAAATTATCATGAAACATATTAAAATGAGAATTTGATATGAATCTGAATGTCTCACGCATATTCATATTGTTTTTAGTTTCATAAGCTCTTTAACTTATATTCTTATTATACAACAAAAGTTGTATCTTGTACACTGAAAGTTGCATAAAAGGAAGAAGTTTAAACCTTCTGTCAATTGTATCTTTGAAGGTGTAACCAAGGCGAATTGCAAGAACATTCGTAAGAGATAAGCTTTATTATATATACAACTATTAGTGTACATAGTACAACTATCGTCATATAATAAGAATATAAGCTAATCGCTTAATAACTTCTTAGGAGAGATTAAAATGATTGAAAATGAATTATTGCTTGACTTACTGTTTGAACTCAGAGAACGTGAGGCTGATTATATTATTGAGAATGGTTGGTTTATGACATACCTCGGTAACGAGCGCATTCGCTTCAGAATTGAAGACGAAGAACAGACATGGTGGTTGTTAGATGAAATATGGAATTGGTAAACTGAGGGCAACCTCAGTTTTCTTTTTATATCTAATTGTCAGAAGATATAAGCTTTCTATATCATACAACTTTTATTGTACATAATACAACTTACGTTGTATAATTATATTATAAGCTAATCAAGCTTAATAACTTTTTGGGAGAGATTAAAATGATAGACAAATTCGAAGAAATGCTTCACAACATGTATGGAAAAGGTTATGAAGATATGATTGATGTATTTATGTATGAATTACATCATCATTATAATGATGATCTTGATCTAGATAAATTATTCATCGAGTTTGGTAAGTATCTCGAAGATTGCGAGATCATGCGTGCAGCATTCAATCAAAAATAAAAATGAGGGGCTTCGGCCCCTTACCAAATAAATACCAAAAGGGGATTTTCAAATGAAATTTAAGCTTGGCCAAGTAGTAATCACAAAAGGTGTAAATGTTAAAATTAGTGAAAGTATAGAATTTTCCAAGTTCTTCCTTGAATCAATTGCAAAATATCGTAATTGCGATTGGGGAAACCTTGGTAACGAGGATTGGGAAATGAATGACCAAGCCGTCAAAAATGGTGACGATAGAATTTTCGCTCGGTATAATAATCAAGAGGGCGACATCTATATAATTACGGAATGGGACAGATCAATTACTACGATATTGTTTCCATCTGAATATTAAAAGGAGGAAATTATGGCAAAAAAATTAAAAGAAATGAGGCAAGCCGCCGGCTTGTCTCAATCCCAATTGGCTGAAAAAGCCAACATGAATGTCAGAACACTCCAGCACTATGAGCAGGGAAGTAAGATTTTTGATCATGCTAGAATTGATACAATCTTGCGTGTGTGTTTGGCATTAAATTGTAAATTTGAGGATATTATTGAGAATCAAGAATATATTGATTTGATTAAACGATATAAAGATTCTTGAAATTTGCATGGGTTACACTGACAAAAATAAAAAGGACCATTAAGGTCCTTTTTATTTTAAATATATTCAATTTTAAGCTTGACCAATCTTTGATTTTAAGGCTGTGATTTCGAGAATATTTTCAGCTTCAAGCTCTGCGTTCGTGTGGATTTCAACGGGTGATTTTGATGTGTCAAGAATATAATCATAGCCCTCTGTTAGTACTACACCATTGACATTGATGAATAAAATATCGCTTGAGGCGTACGTATAACCATCCATATCGAGTGGGAATATTCCATTTTTACTACCAATATTGATTGCTTTATGATATTTTTCGATGTATGTATTGACCTGTAGTTGATCCGTAAGAGCGGAAAACCATGTGTCAAACGCACTTTCTTGCTGCTGCTGCCATGTCTGCATTTGCTGGTAAAATTCCTCATACGCTGTCTGCCATTGTAAAAACAATTTACTTGTGTCCACCTGCTGCACGATGCCAGTCACCCAACCGCATACATCGTTATCCGGTCGGGTATCTTCGATATTAGCCTGACTGATCGACGTTACACCACGTCCAATGTAAATATAAGCAAGGCACATTTCTTTAATGGTTTCCGAATTTGTTATGATCGGTTTTACAGGTGCCGTTGCATTTTCACCGTCTTTTGTTGTGATTATGATAGTACGTGCTGATAAATCTAATCGAATTATAATAGCCGTATAGCGATTTAATGTGACGTGTGCAGCATTAATTATGAGTGGATAAGCAGCGGTGTTTTTAATCCACTTCGAATCGATAATAGCCCTACCCGCTCCTACTTGTACCTGCATACCTGTGCCGGCTAAAACCTGCATCGCATCGTCCACACTCTCATATACTCCGTCACTCACGAGACCCTCAAAGTATGTACTCATTTGGTCCGCATTATATGTACGATCATAAGTTCCGTCTGATTGTTTTATTGCATTAAAAAATCCATATGTAATAGCCATTTTTTACACCTCCCAAGTGCTAAAGGTTGGAACCGTTGACGTTCCGTTTTCGTCTTCACTTTCAATGATTTCTATAATTCTAGGTGTTGCACTGATCCCGTATTCATTGATTACTTGAACAACATCGCCCAAAAAATAATCTTGATTTAAAGTGTAGTTACCATCTGGAACTACATTTCCCTCAAACGATTCTGTAAATGACGTTGTATTTAGTTCATCTTTCCCGTAATCTTGCAGCATTTTGTAATACTGTTCCTCTGTGATAATCGCCCCGTTGCTAGATACACTAGAACCGTCAATATACGCTTCATATCGTTCTAAACCGCTAGAGTCGCCTATCGTGGTCGTGCGTTGATTCACACCCTCACCCTCACCTCCTATGAGTGCGGCATTTTTAAATTCCGCACGTTCGTAGGTATAAGTGGAGGCTAACAGGTTATCAAATTCGTCTGAAAATACAACAGGTAAGCGATCTTTCTGATTATATGAGCGGTCAAGTCCCTTATAGAGTTTAAAAACAAATTTACCTCCTTTGATGTACACGTCCCAACCGATACCATAAGTTTGGCAAGTGGATGTTATCCATTCATCTAGGTCGTCACCTAATAGTTGTATATCGAATGTGTCAGCAATCCCGACTGGTTCGTCAAGGATAAAATTATCAATCTTTCGCTTTTCATCATCAGGACTGATAATATTTTCTGTAATCACTTGTCGGATACCAGTTTCAACTTTCCCCGTTAGGTTTGTCTGTTTCCAGATTACCCGACGACCAACAATGCTTTTTAGGCCACGCCCGGAAACGGTCATGCTGTTACCGTCCTCATAGTCTGCTACTATCCTGATATTTTCAATTATCATGACGTTCTGCCACATATCTCCGTCACGGTCTTTATCGCGACAGAGTAAGCGATCTTTTTGCAATAAATCAATATTTTTTGCAGTCGCCGGAACTACTAATTCAAATTCACTTACATTGAAATATTGCACTGTCCAGATCACACTCTCGAATGTATCTATCATATCAAGAATTTGAGCGGATGAATCAAGAACATAAATATCCACAATTACACCCCCTCAAACTGATTATTAATGATAAAAATGCATTGCAATCTTTCTGGAAACTCATCAGCCTCATAAGTAAATACATTATCGCCTGGTATTAAATTAAACCACGTTGATCCGGCATCCAATTTTCCTACAATGTTTGTTTGTACACCATCACGCAGAAGGGTGATAGACTTTTCTTTTTTTCGGGTATTTATTGTGATTTCATCCCCCGCTTGCATCTCAACACTTAACGTCATACGATCGGAAGTATCCACATTATAAATTTTTGGATTTAAAACTGTCCCTAATGCATTAAGTTTGATGATAATACCAGTTTCCACGTCTCCACCGTTGATAATGGTTTTCTGAAATCGCACTGGGTGAACAGAAAACGGAATACCTGCTACCTCAATTGCAAACGGAAAAACAAACATGTTTTCTGTATTTGAAAACTCGGTAACACTTTCTTTTACCGCTCTGAAAAGCGTCATCGGACAACTTATTTCAATTTGCGCCGTCTGCTTTTTTTCGAAATATTCAACTGAAAACTTTGAGACATATCCGTCTATGTATACATCACGCACACCATTTTTATAATAGAGGCGTACCGGGTATTTTGTTTTAAAGTAACGATACAATAACAAGCGATTAGCCTCAGCCGGTCCGTTTATCGCCATTGTAATCGTAATAACACGATTATCAATACGCGAACTATTAAATACAGAACCGTCCATATTTGCCACTTGCGTTGTATTTATGACCCCTTCCGGGGGATAGAGGCCATCAATATCTGTGATAGTATAGCGAGGATTATTCGTTATTTCTAACTGTTCCCCGTATTTATTTTCTGCAATAAGTGTATACATGCCCTATCCCTCCTTATATGGGTTGCGTCATGGCTTTAACCATGCTTACCTGTTGCCGTCTAGCTCTATAAGTTTCAAGTGCTGAAAGTGATTTTGGACTCGTATTATTCTGCACAAGATTGTAATTGTTTACAATCGTCTGATTATTATTTGCAATTCCATTTCCTGTACTACTTTTGACTGCACTTCTCATATTTGGAATGTTTGTTGTCACATCAGTGAGTGGAGTGGTTACGCCACTAATAAATTTCTTTGCATTTTCCTGTACTTGTTTGATACTATCAAGCAATCCGTTTCCAAATCCTCGGCCTGTAAAAATACCGAGTTTTTCAGTAACTTTTGATGGGCTATGTATATCTAGTTCGTCTTTAAATTCATCCACCATGGCTTTTACCATCGTTTTGATCGCACTAGTCATATAGTCCGTATTCTTAGTGAGTCCAGAAGTAAATCCGGCCATGACTTGTTGTCCAATCTCTTCAAGTTGTTTTGGTAGATCTTTAAACGCTTGCTTTAAAGAATTTTGATATTCACTTGCAATATTATCGAAATCTTTCGAATAAGTTTTTTGTGCTAACTCTTCAGATACTTTCATTTTTTCATCATAAGCATCTGAATACGCTTTTAGATCTGCATCACTCATAGATAAAAGTCTGTCCATGAAGGCGTTTCCTTGGTCCATGTCGTAACTTGCAATTTGGTCGAATAATTCCGAGGATACTTTATTTTTGACTGTTTGCAATTTATCCGCATAGTCTTTAATGCTTTGCGTCTGTGCCTTAATGTCATTAACTGTCATAATTCCGGCATCAGAGATTGTAAATAGATCACCAGCACTCTGCAATTTTGAAATCAATGTGTTTTGTTTCTCAATTAAACTGTCATATTTTGTTTGATAGGTGTCGGTAATACCATTTATTGTATCATCGATAAGGGCCTGCGCCTGTGTTTGATACTCACTCATAGCGCTCGAAAATTCAGAAAGCATCTGGGAAGAAGCTGTCTGATAAGCGTTGTTGAATTCTGTCTGGTCTTTAACTAACTGTTTATAGTTATTAACCTGTTTCTTTGCAGCAGACATATTCTTTTTCTGAGAAGCCATGGTCTTTTTATCGGCTGCCATTTCCTTTTTGTACGTCGCCATCTGCTTTTTATATTTCGTCTTATCAGACTTTTTCTTTGCTTTGTCGTAGCTTTTCTTTGCTTTGTTGTAGTTTTTTGACGCTTTGTCATAGCTCGTTTTTGCTTTGTCGTACTTACTCTTAGCGGTATCATATTTTTTCTGGTAAGTGCTTTGCTTACTTTCGTACTTAGACAACTGATTCTCTAAACCAGCCGTTTTTTGGTCGTTTAGATATTGCATTTTGCTAGTCATATAATTAATTTTATCTGACATCGCTTTAGAAAATACAGAACTTGCCTCACTTGCCACGCTGGAAAAATTAAAATTACTTAATCCGGCCAGTGTAGTTATGACGCTCTTAACTGTATTTTTTACAGTGTTCGTAAGGTCTGTCTGTTCGCTTACAATCCCGTTAATGTACCCTTTCACAAAATTCTTACCGCTGTCATACGTTAACTTGGACGGTGAACCCTCTTTTTGCGCGTCCCGTAAGGATTGTACGGACTGTACACCCATCTGCGCCGCGGACTGTACGGCGGCTTTTGTCATAGACTGAATACCGTTTGTATAACCCTGTCCGAAATATTTACCGGATTGTGTCGTTAACTTGGACGGTGAACCCTCTTTTTGTCCTTTTTTCAGTCCAGCCCATGCCTTTTTAGCTAGAGACTCGGCTTTAGAATACGCTGCACTTACGAGTGAACCGATACCATTGATAAAACCTTGTGCAAAATTTGTACCGGAACTATATGCACTTACGGAACCGGCTCCACTTTTGGCGTTATCTCCTAACGATTTACCCTTACTTCTCGCGGTTCCTGTCTTACTTCCTACGCCGCTAGCGTATTCTGTACCTGCTTTTGCACCTGTTTTGTGCATCCCGCCGGAACCGCTTTTTGCACCGGTGTCGGCACTCTTTCCGATTGTCTGACCGGCTTTCTGGTTCTGTCCTTTTGTATCCGATACTCCGGCGGCGTGATTCTTACCGGCTTTTGTTCCGGTCGCTTTCGCACTCTTTGCTCCGTTTGCCTGTCCGGTGACTACGGCTTTACCGTCTGCCTGTCCTGCCTTTTTATTCGCGCCGGTCGTACTCTTTGCGCCCGTGGCGTGGTCTTTACCTGGCTTCTTCCCGGCGGCTTTCGCACCTTTAGAACCTTCTTTTTGTCCGTCAACGGTGGCTTTTCCTAATGCTTTACCCGCTTCTTCCGCGGTCGTTTTCCCGGCTAAAATCTGTTTGACAAGGTTATTGACTGTATTTGTTCCGTCCTGTCCAGCTTTTGCCGCTACATCCTTAAAGGATACCGCGTCATTGATTAATTTCGCGGCTTGGTCTACGCTGGTTTTTCCTGTTGCAATCCCTTGCATGAGTGATTGTGGGATTTGCTTTCCAGTGATACCGGCTTGCGTCAATGTCTGTTTAAAATCAATCGCGGTTTGTAACTGCTTTGTTGCGGTATCCACACTGATTTTTCCGCTTGCGATTCCGTTTGCTAACGATTTAGGCACTTCCACACCCGCATTTTTCGCCTTAGTCACAACGTCGCTAGAATTAAAATCTAACGCACTTTGTAACTGTTTCGTGGCCTGTTCAACGGACACTTTACCGCTCGCGATTCCATCCCGTAACGATTTAGGTATTTTTATACCTGCTTCTTTTGCGGCGGCTAACGTCTGTGAATTGTCAAATTTCGCGATATTTGAAAGGCGGTTCACTGCCTCCTGCGCGGAAATTTCGCCGCTGGAAATTCCCTCGGCTAAGCTTTTCGGGATTTTCACGCCGTCAACTTTCGCCTGTTTTGCCAGATTGTCAAACTTAATAAGGTTTTCCATACCCTCAACGGTGGATGGTACTTCATACTGACCTTCTTTGATTCCGTCAGACACGGCTTTCGGGATTTTCTTTCCTTTTGCTTTCATCTTTTCGGTGATTGCGTCAAGTGCTTTCTCGGTTTCGGCGGCGTTTATGGTCGTTTCCGCGTATTTTTCTGTTCGGTCGTACTCATTATTAAGCTCTTGTAATTTCTTTTTGTTCTTTTCAAGTGCGCTATTTGTCTTTTCATAAGCTTCTTTTTTTGTTCTTTCCGCTTTCGCTAACTTCAGATAGTTTTCATACTCTTTACCGTATACGTGCATACCCGCATCGGCCCACGCCTGTTGTGCTTCCGCGGTCTTTTTCTTTGCTTCGGTGTATGCTTTTTCGTTCTTAGCGTTCTGCTTTGTCAGTTCACCTTGTTGTGTCTCAACTTTTACAATGTCTTGTGCTATCGTAGTAAGGTTTGCTTGTGCGGCTTTCGCCTTAATCAGTTCTTTTTGAGCGGAAATATTGTTTTTTAATGCCTCGCTGGACTGATTAAGCTTATCTTTTTCTTCGTCATACTTTAAATTTAAGTCCGGCATAAGGTCATTGAGCTTTGACACATAATCTTTTATCTGTGCTTTCTGTGCAGCACTCTTATGCTCTACCCCAATTAAATCATTCAAACGGTCGTAATAAATATCTGCCTGCGCCCCCTCGGCTTCTGCACTCTTTACACCGTCCTGTCTTGCTTTGTCAGATTCCTTTAAGGATTTCGCAAGCTCTTTTTGCTTACTGATGAGGTTATCTGTTGCGGCTGCATTTTCATCTATTTTTTTGCTTGATAATTTTGTTTTAACTACATATGCGGCTACTCCAGCTGTAAGTGCTGCAACACCAGCGACAGCTAGTGTTACAGGATTTGCCAGCATGGCAAGATTGAATCCTGTCGCCGCTCCAGTTGCTGCGGTAGTTGCAGTAGTAACTAATCCCATTGCAGCAGCCATTCCCGATAATGTCGTAATAAATCCGCTTATCTTGCTCGCTATGAATACAGTGCCGAGCGCAGTGCCTACTCCCGTGATAGCCGGAATAAGACTATTCATATGCCGGATAGCATAATCCGCAAATGATTTTATCCCGGGTAAAGCTTCCTGAGCTAATGGTATAATGAGACCTGTTTGTAATTCACGTCCGATTTCACTAAACTGTGACCCTACATCATCATAGCGAACATCTTTAATCTCCTCCATCTTACCTTTAACATCATTAAATGTGTTACCGGTCGATGTGAGTGATTTCACAACTTTGAGGTTCGCATCTTCTCCCATCGTGCCAAAAGCAGTTGAAGCCATGTTCAAAGCTTCTTGCTCATTTGTACAATTATTAATGTCATTAACGATTGAATCAATGACGTCCTTCATTGTACCTTTTCCATTTTCCCAAGCTTTGAAAGCGGTCTTTGTGGACTGACTGAACATGCCAATATTTTTACCTATTGTACCGTCACCAAGGCGATTTTTAACTTCATTAATCGAGTCGTTAACCTTATCGAGATTGTACGCCCCATTCTGTGTACCATTCGCGAGTAATTGAAAGTATTCTTGTGCAGAATATCCCGCCTGCTTAAAGTTTCCGCCATACTCGGAGATGTTATCCCCTAATTCATCTGTATAGTCAAGTCCTTCCTGTGAACCTTTCGCAAATAAATCAAACGCTGTAGTAGAATCAATGCCGAAGTGTGTCATTAAATTGCTTACGCCACGAATTGTTTCATTGAAATCTGATCCGAACGTGTCCTCTAATGTTATTGCATTTTCGGTCAGCTCTTTGATTTTTGACGGATCCGTCTCTTTAGTTACCTGTTTGACGTATGCCATTTTGTCGCCCACGTCCTGCAAGCTCTCACCATAATTATTGTCGTACAGTTCATTCATTTCTTTTTTGAACGCCTGCATCTGTTTTGCACTCGCGCCCGTCTGTGCTTGGAATTTGTTATGAGCTTGATCAGAAGCGGTTGCAAATTCTTTAAATGCACTGATTGCGCCCTTAATTCCATCGGCCACTAAATCGGCAAGGGCACCTTTCATGATTGTAAAACCGTCAGAACTATCTTCCGCTTCTTCACCGGCACGATCAAGACTTTTGTCTAAATCATCAGCAGCATTTGCAGCACTTGACATTTTACTTTTATTTTCGGATAATTCACCGGATAATTGGGAAATCTCATTGGCAAGTTGTTGAGCTTCAGTTGAAGCCTTCCCTTGCTCAAGAACAACGCTAGAATATTTTGTTTTTAGCGACTGCAATTCAGATTCTTGTTTGGAAATAGTATCTTGTAATTCCTCATAAGCTGATCGCATTTCATCCGCACCATTCGCGGATTGTTTTACTTCCTGCTCGAGATTATTCAACATTCTACCATAATGCTCTAAAGAGGATTTTGTTTTTCCAATTGCCGCTTCCTGATTCTTTATTTTGATCTCAAGTTCCTGTGCAGCTTTAGAGCTTTTTCCCTGTTCTTCTGTTACTTGTTCATATTGAGTTTTGAGATTACTGAGAATCGTTTTTTCAGACTTCAAAGTGCTTCTTAACTGATTCATCTTTGCAGTCAAACCATCTGCCGATTCAGTCCACTTATTCATCCCAGCAGTGGAAGCCTTAAATTCCGCATTAGCCAATCTGATTTGACGCCGTGCTTCAGTCATGGACTTTTTCAATTCGGATATATCCATCTTTAATTTTGTCGTTGTCTCACTTGGCATTTTCTCACCACCTTTTAGAACCAATCATCGCCAGCTGGTCGCCGGATAACCCTGTTATCGTTGCTATCATTGTCCCCTCGTTTTGCTTCTCGAAGTTGCAGTGCTCGAACGTCACTATATAATCTGATCACATCATGAAATGTGTGTTTTTCAATATCATAAGGCGTCATTGCTGGAAATTCTTTGCATAATTGATAGTTAATATCGAATAATACTTCAAAGAGCGGAGTGTCATCCACTCCGCCCTCTAGTTTTTTGGGTCTTTAGGAATAGATAAAATCTCGGAAAAAGAAGATTTTAAGATGTTTAATACCGCTGGTACTAACTCTTTTAATTTCACATGCTCCCAATCTTCCGGTTCCATATCTGGAAAACACTGTCCTAAAATTCCTACAAGCTGCTCCCATGCTCCATAAATAACAGTCAATAATTCACCTGTATCATTCACATTATCAACGTTTAAAAGTTTCATAAGAGAGCGGATTGTTCCAAATTCTAAATCTATAGTCTGAGCTTCGCAAGTCTTTTTGATCTGATTATTTTCATCGTAAACATTAATCGCTAATTTCATAAGGTTATCCTCCTTTTAAATTATCCCGGTACGAGAGTACCGGGAAATGTCAATAATCAATTTAGATTAATCGGTTAATATTAATCGAGTGCTTATCGAGTGAAACTCGATTAGGCTTTTGCGGTAACAGTATCAGGTGTCTGAACTGTTTTAAAGAACTCCGTTGTATCCACTTTGTCAAGGCTTGTATCTACGTTAACTGCCTTAGCTGGCTTACCTGTCTTTGTAAATTTATGTGTTGTAGAAATTCCTGTGTAAGTAAGTTCCTGTCCATTTGCATCTGTTCCGTCATCTTCTGTCGCATGGTCAGAATCAGGAATAGAGAAGGAACCTTTTAATCTCCATACAAGGATTTCTGTTCCGTCGGTTGTCTTTGTGCGATAACCAAATGCAAAATACTTCTGCGTTCTTTCCTGTTCTACCATCATTCCTGTTGTCGCATCATAATACTGACCTGTGATCTCTGCGAGGGTATCTAATGGGATAGCAGATGCATTGATCGTTAACTCATCTGATCCAGTAGAAGAAACGATAACCGCTGGGATATTGTCATAATAATGCGGCTCATTACTAGAATCAGTGGATTTAGCGATTTCAGATACACCGGTGAAATCTTTTACCTCACCAGTTGTAAAGGTATCACCATCGGCTGTAACTTCTGCATATACTGCACCGGATACGCCTCTGTACTCATAAATCTTTTTTGCCATAATTTTTACCTCCTAAATTTGTAAAAAATAAACTTCTATACCTCGGCCAATATGTGTGGCCTCATCAGAAGCTACGTCATATCCTCGACCGGGAGTAATCCATCTTTCTTCTTTTAATTTTTTCCTTGCTTCAGCAAGAATCGAATATGCTTTTTCTGGGTCCGTGCTGTAGAAATTTACATCAAAATCCCAAGTTGTTCCATATTCATCATTATTATAATGAGAATGATCTGAGCTATCATTATTCCAGAACGTAAAGAAATCATCTGGATAGGGTTCATCTTCCGTTAGACTTCCTTGCCTGAATACTGGATAGCCAAACGATTCTAATATACTAATCAAATTATCCTCCATTTATCCTCCTATCAACTTCTTCTTTAAAGCGTTCGATCATTTTGTCTCTAATCCCATTCATATAACGCTTACTCTTATAAATTTTATTTAGTTCTTTGTCGGGTGCCATTCTTGGTGTACCAGTGATCAGATAACCACCTGCACCTGGCTTATCAAAATCAAATCCCACACCGATTTCAGCGATAGAACCGGACCAAGTTGTCTTTGCATTTCTGACAATAGAAGCTTCGGTCGGATGTCCCGTATGATGATACTTACCATGAGCGGGAAGATATTGATCTGATACTCCGGCAACGGTGTCTTGCTCGATGGTTTGTCCGGCTTCGTTCAATATATTACTAACAATCGGCTTTAAATCTGCTTGCAAATCTTCTAATTTAGCGATATATTCATCAAAACCTTTAACATCTAATTTCAACATATTTTTCCCAATATCAAGCACCACCTTTAATACGTTTTACCTTAAATTTAGAGTATTGATTTCTCATCTCAATGTTCTCTGGTTCGTTCATAATTTCATAAACTGCCCCGGTATCCGCTAACATTATTCGGCAATCACTTTTAATATCAGGACGAAACCATGTTTCTACATTGGCAGTATCTTCAATGGAGTAAACGTCATTGATATTTCTTTCTGTTCCGCCATATGTCTTAAAACTACAGAATAATAACTCACCATCATTAGGATAAACCTTCTTTTTTACACCTTTGACAGTCTGATAAGTTGGAACCAATAATTTTATAGGAGTAGCGAACGGTAAACTTGGTTTATAATGCGCCATATTTTATCCTCCATAACATAACTGGGCAACTCGCTGCATGAAATATGTTGAAAATTCTCCATCCCCTGAACCATAGTCCCATAAATCTGATACACCTCGAGTGACGGCACCGATTATTTTCTTGGACTCCATGGTGGTATTACTTACACCAGCATCAAGCATGAAATCTTTCACATCTTGAATATGACCGCTAATCGTATCATCCTGATAGGTTCCAGTAATCCCTATTCTTTTTTTAACTTCCGTCAATAATTCTGCATCCGTCACTCTTTAACACCCCCTTAAATGTTCGAATTAATTGTGCAAGTTCCAGCTGCAATCGCAAGGTTCTGAGCATCCGCTTCAGCTACACAAATGCTTTCACCATCTGTTGCTGTAATATCACTCTTACCGTCCCAAGTAGTCCAAGATGAAATATCTTCGAGGTATTCAGGTAAATGGATTGCACCACTTACGTTATAATAAAGCTGACCGGAACCATTACCGCTCACAGTAATTTTTGTAGTTCCTTTCGCTGTTCCTGGGACAGATGCGAGTGTCAGAGTACCAAGTTCTCCACTAGGATCTTCACCGCCTTTAGCGATTGCGATCTGATTGATGACTTCCGGGATTGTTTCACCCGGAATGTCTTCAGCTTTTGTGCCATCTGCTTTAATGACAGCACATAAATTTTTCAATGCTTCTACAGTTGTATCAATTACCATGATCTCACCTCACTATTTCTTTTTAATGATATAGCAACCCTGAGGGTCAACCATCTTACCGTCAACGATTGTAAGTCCTTTGTTTACCCATTCATTTTTCTCTTCGTCGAAATAACGTTTCATGCCAAACGCAAGGTTTGTGTTGATCGCGTAGTCATTAGGAATCCAGTAGATACCTACTACATCACCAGAAGATGCTGTATCAAAATCATTTACAATATCAGGCTCAACCATTGTTACCTCACGACCATAGAATCGACCTGTAATTGCACTTTCACCAACTGTCAGGTCAGCAGCTTCACGGAAAATTGGACGATTATTTGCATCTTTCATCGTTAAAAGATTAGACTCAACGGTTCCGGCTGTGAAAATAAATTCACCCTGTCCACGTTTAGAAAGAGGGATAATAGCAAATAATTTCTTTCTCCATTTTTCCCAATCGGAAAACTCAGCAGCTGTAAATTCAATCGTGTGGCCGTCCTGACCAGTAACTCTAGTGTCTTTGAGAATACCGAGCATCTGACCTGCACCAGTTCCAGCGATGATACCTTTGTCCATTGCTTCAACATAAGCTTCTACCATAATTCTTACGATTTCCTCTTCAAAAAGAGAAAGGGTAACAACCTGAGAAAGGAGTGTCTGAGATACACGAATTTCACCGATATTATAGGAGAATTCGATGTATTCTTTGATGTCACCGGCTTTCTGACGTTCGGAAACAGTTGTTTCTGTAATCCACTTGAAATTAGCTTTCAGATCAGAAATCGGGAATTTTACACCGCCCTGAATATTCAGCTTACGAACTTTGCTATAAAGCTGACCGTAAACCTTGGAAACCTTCTTGATGAACTCATTCATAATAGTAGTTGGAATAATCATTCCTAAATCTGCTGCAACTGTTGGGCCTGGATCGCCGCCTGCACGCTGAATCAAATTTGTTGGAATTGGTGTTCCACGCTGCACATAATCTTTGAATGCCATACGATATTCCATAGAAGCATAAGGGTCTTCGTTGCTACGCTGACCGGTCATATTAGTCTGCTGACCAAATGCACCCTGTACTACGCCACCATTCACTAATGGAGTATTTAAGGGTGGATTATTTCTCTGCTGTGGCTCTGGGTTTGTTGGTTCTGTAGATGGTTTTGGATCACCGTTCCCTTCATCGTCAATCGCTTTGATTTCTTCTTCTGTTTCTGCGATTTCTGCGTTAACATCTTCTAACTGCTCGTTGATGCTTCTTACTTCTGCTGCATCCTGTGACGCCAATGCTCTTTCTTTTAATTTCTGCTTTTTTGTCTGTAAACGCATTAAGCGTTTTTCTAAAATTGCTTTTCTACCCATGATTAAAAACCTCCTAAGATTTTTGTTTTTTCTTTTAACAGTTCTAATTCATCAGTATCCACTGATGGTGCACTCTGCCGCCTTGCAGTCTCCACTGCTGACCGAGCATTGTCCAATGCTTCCTTGCTTCGTGCATTTATTTCAGTCGATTCATAAGCGGGGAATGTAACCGCACTTACTTCGACGACCGTGCTAATATCTCTAATGTGACGTGTTGGGTGGTCACTATCTAAGTTCTCCCACTCTTCGTCACGAATTCCAAACATAAATGACATGCCTGAAATATCGCCACGCTGTACAGCACTATATAATGATCTAGCTTCTGAATTATTTTCAGTATCTAGTGTGACACGAATTCCAAGCCCATCATTATCAGTGGTCAACTGCATGGTACTATTACCATTATTTCGTCTTGACCTTGCGAGCGGGATTTTACTTGTGTCATGATTTACAAGGAACCGCACGTCTGTAAGATCGGTATTATTCAATGCCCCTGGCTCTATAATTTCATCGAACCAACCGAGATCTGTTCGGCTGTTATACACAATTGGGCGACCTGTGATAATATTTCCCTGATCACTTTCCTCAGCCCTCACTTCGAAATTGTAAGAACGCTGTTCAAGCGGTTTATTCTTCTCCTTTATTTGACCCATCGCCATCACCTCCATCGTTATCATTACCCGTAGGGGTATTATTTTTTGTGGCATTTCCCACCTGATATTGATTTGCAATATCTACGTCAACCCAATTTAACGACATATATCGTTTACCTTCTAATTCGGGTAGTGGACGTAAACCAAATGCTACACGCTTCTCATTCTCATAAATGGAACCCGTATTACTCAGCATGTTGACCATTTGCAATGTTTGATCTACAGTCATGAAGATTAAATCCTTTGGATAAAGTTTAATCTCATTTCCAAATGACCTTTCTCTTTGAGTAAACAACTTTTTTGTAAATGCTTGACTTATTGAAATGATAAGCGGTTCCAAGGTTTTCTGATAAAAAGCTTCATATTGTTCTTTAGTATAATCACCAGTTAAAATCGCTAAAGGTACGCCCCAGTTTCTTAAAATCTTCTCATCGATAAATTTCAACGTTGGTTCATCAACCAATTGAGTAGATCGTTCTAAAGGTGTAAACTCTGATTTTAAATCAAGTGGTAAAAATCCACTTTCGGAATTTTTGAGTTTTGTTTCCAGTTCCTTTATTGCCGCTTCCGTCTTACCATCATCGAGCATAGTGTTGTATTTGACCACGCCATTGATCGCGTAACTGGCATTCATCGCTTTTGCAATACCTTCCAATAAATTTTGATTGAGTTGTAAAGTATCAAGTAATGCGCTATGATCCGGTTGCCCCGTTACATCTCCGCCCATATATTCATTGACTGAATAGTTATAGCGAATATGAATCAGATTGTCATATTTGATCGTTGTTTCGAAATTATTTTCAAAACGCATTTTAACATATAATTGGTTGTCCCCATCTTCAATGAAATCCACCTGAGTAGGTTTCAATGGATAAAGTCCATCATAAATTCTACGTTCTGTGCCGTCTTTATCTGTCCAAACGTAATAAGTTGGAAGAATAAAAGCATTATAATTTAATAACAATAACCACATGGTCTTCTCTAAAAATTCACTCGTCGTCATAACTGGATTAGGGTTACTCAATATCATTTGAATGTTCCCATTAATAGGGACCGGATCATTGCCTTTATGGCGTATGTGGGTGGGATTTAGCTTTTTCATCTCATCCACGATACACTTGACCGCTTGCTGAACCACATCAGATGCATAAATATTTGTGCCAAACTGAGAAAAGATTGGCGTATATCCATTTAACTGTTGTGCCCATTTTTGTGTTTTAGGCGGTCTTCGTTTTAATTTGTCAAGCCATCCCACCTTTTATTACCTCCTAAATTAAAATGATATAACCTTCAAATGTTTCTTCGCTGGTAATGATCACATTATTTCCACTGACAGCCGTCTGAACAAGTGCTTCGGTATATACACCATTTTCATTTCTCATAACCTTGACGGGATATTTTCCAGATGCGCCAATGCTCATATTGTAATAACCATCACCATCCGCTGTTCCCCAGCCACTACTTGTGAATGTCTTTTTCTGGATTGCGGCGGCATTATCGCATTTATTTTTGTATGTGTCCGTAAAATCGTTCGTTGATAAGCCTTTCCCGGTTACCTTATCAACTTTGCCGGATAAATCAATGTTGACGGCTTTACTCGACGGGGTAAGAGCGGTACCGTCTACTTTTACCGTCTCAATTACGTTTACCTGAGCCTTTGCAGCAATATCAGATAACTTTGTCTTTTCTGCGGTCGTGTAATCGTTCGTAGAAAGACCTTTTCCAGCTACTTTGTCCTGCTTATTGGCAAGAGAATCATACAACTCTTTAAAATTCTCATTAACCTTCTGCCATGCTGTTTTAACAAGTTCACCAAGTTTAATTGTCTGTCGTGCCATAACACGCACCTCCTTATATGTGATTAATTAAATTTGATACCAATAACTTTTTTAAGTGGCTTTACAGAATATTTTGTTATATACCGTAAAGTGTAAATATCCAAGTTCGGGTCTTTATCGTAAGCACTGCCCGAATAGATAAATCCGCTTAATTTTAACCGTTTATTGCTCAAGATTTCACAATTATATCCAAACATATTCCAGCCAGCCATCGCAGCTGTCATATCAAACTGGTTATGTACAGGCTTCAAAATCTTACCAACTGCCAATGGTCCGAAATATTCATATGCAGAACAATCATCCAACTGTAAGATGATCCCATCATAATTTGATGGATTATCTGTTAAAGTGATCGTTGTTGACGTCCCATCATTCTTAGCTGGAATATTAACCGAGCTATTGTATAAAATCTTATATGTTTTACGATTATTTAATTCGGTGAAATTTCCATTAATCGCTTTTAAGATAGCTTTGATAGATTGTCCTAATTTAAGCGTCTGCATAGTTATCACCTTCTTCTAATAATGTACTCCTACTAACCGGAACACCTCGCCCGATTGTCACACGAAGGGAAATGGGTTCATCCACGTAAATTCTTACATCACCATTTGATAATACTTTGTAAGAACATAAGATATTTTCTAATGCAAGTTGTGAATCTCTATGGACGGCTCTAACAACGAACGCATTTACGCCAAATCCATGATCTGTTGCTAAAATCGTTCCATAATACATCTTATTATCTTCATCGTACATCATGCTTTCATCTGTGATCGTTGCCGCGTAAATATCCATTGCTATCACCCTCCAATCATGGCTTTAAATTCAGTGCGGTATCGTCTGTACATTTCATAAAGAATAACTAAACAAACTGCACCATCAATTCGTTTAGGCATTTCTTGCTTTATCAAAAGACATTTTCCATAATCATCAACTTTAATGCCTGCGTTTTTGAAACACCATTTATCCATTACATTTTCATTGTAATTTACAAGCCGATGTTTCAAATCTGCTTCGCAAAGCTTAATTGCATTTGTGAGCGTTTGAGCATTCTGCAAAATCATAATCAAGTCAGAATCTTCATCACCAGTTCTTTGCCAACCATAGAAATCCATTCGGGTGATCCAATCTTTTGCGAATTTTTGGTCATATCCACATTTCCAAAGTCTGACATTATAATCAAGATATAGTTTATAAAACCAATCTGCTACAACGGCGAGATCAATATCATTTCCTTCGGTAATTGTGAGTAATCCATCTTTTGCCCAATCTTTATATCTTGCTCCTGCATTCCAATCATCAGAATCTTCTAATTTTGATTCAGGAATAAAATAATGAGTATGGATATATTTGACTGGGTCATTCGGTTTCATTAACAGAATTTTCGCACAAGTCAAATCAGTCGTTTCAGATAAATCAACTGCTCCCAGACATTTGGCATTTCTAAATTCTTCAAGATCATATACCGCTTGATAATCATAATCTTCGAGATTAAGCCAGCTTTCAACTCCATTCTGCTTAATATTAAAATCCTTTGATAAAACAAAAATTCTATCAGCCTTTGAAGCCTTCGCAATATCAACTTGCTCTTCGAGATATTCCCATTTCTTCACTATGCCAAGAGTAGGATTAGACTTTTCCCATAGCCTATTTTTACGGTTACCCATCCAAACTTCTTGTTCTGAATCTTGGGTATATAACCAAGGTAGAAGTCTCTCGGCCGCAAGGCCGTCGTCTTCTTTATTGATAACTCTTCTCGCTTTCTTTAATTCGTCGTCAAGATAACCGTCAACCACGAATCCTTCGGTTGTGATATTGATAAATTTTGGATTATCCTTTAGTGATTGCGACTGCTCAATTGATTTACCGATGATATTCTCTTTCATCTCGTGAGTTTCATCTACGATTGCAAAGTCAATATTTCGACCTTCTTTGTTCTTTGTTCGGTCAGACATTTTAAAAACTTTCGTGTTTGTCACCTTGTTTAATATGAAAGACTGGTTTCGCTTTGTGTCCATATCATTTGGATCATAGAGCCGTCGCATCATATCTACCGCATCATAAACCAAGCTACATTGAGCATCGTCGTTTGATGAGCAGCAAATATCAGCACCTTCATTTCCAACAATAAATTCACTGTTAGCTAATGCTGAGGATGTTTCTGATTTTGTATTTTTACGGGCTATCAGAAGAATTGTTTTTTTAAACCGATCGAATCCAGTTTCTATCATTTTAAAAGAATAGAATGTTTCAATCCACGCTTTTTGCCAAAGCATCAAAACCATAGGTTTATTATAAAAAGGTGATTTTGTTAACCTGATACAATTCTCCATGAAATCCATTCTCAATCTTGCAGCATCAGTATTATAAAAATACTTGTCATTATAAAAATCCTCGGCCAAGTTATCAAGCTCCTGCCATAACTCTTGGCCTATGACAATCTCACCTGCTTCGGCCTTCGCTCGGTATTCTAGTAAGTAGGAGTTGTCAGGTGTCCAAATGGTTTTATCCCGTATCAACATGACCTCTCACCCACTTTCTTAACGGGCTTTCTTCGTCCCCTTCGTCGTGGCCGGTTGCCCGTGTCAGAACTTTGATAATGTTCGTGTACTGTTGCAAAAGCTCCTTGTACTGCTTCTGTGCTGGCGTGCTTTTCTGCTGCATAGGGTTCTTAGGGTTGACCTTGATAAATGGCAATTTCTTTAAATCCTCTAACCGATTTTCCAGAAAAATAACTTCGTCAATGAGTGGCATTAAGATGATTTTATCCTCGTCTGAATCACAACAATATTCAATTAATTCTCGTCGTCTGTCTTTCATGTCACGCCGTCCTTTTCCACATATAACAAGTAATGTACGGCTGTAAGTTATTGTGTGCATTACCGCCTCCGGCACTCTCCACCGTCGCACTTGCCGCATGGCTATGCGTTGCATTAATTTTAAATCCGTCTTTGTATTTTGTTGTTTTATCTGTATTACTCGGATAAAAAGCAGTATCGTCACCTGATGCACTACATATGCCGCTTACCGTGTTCCCCGGACCCCAACTTGCACTCTGCCCTGCAAAATTATGCACTGTACCTGTAAGTGATTTTTCTGTAACTTTAACTGTTGTAGAATGTTTGTGTGACGGCATTTCATTAATTGATAATGTGTGTGTTTTCTCACCGCCGGTCTTTTCAACCGTTGAAAAATCACCGTCCGATGTGTTTACACTCACGGGTACCCGACCAGCTCCCCACGTTACCCATGTGCCACCGAAAAGCGTTCCGGGGTTTGTGTTATTTACACTCATATAAATACTACCTACGGGGTATACTTTATCGAGCGTAACCCCGCCAGATGAATGAGCGTCAATGTAATTTTTTATTTTCGCCCACAATCTCGTCAAACCGTCGTTATCCAGATAACCCATAATCCCGCCTCACTTTATACACAAATAGCGTCAATCTGCGCGTTTGTGATTGCCGTAATAGTAAAGATTTCGCCCAATGCGTCCCAAGCGGTACCGTTCCATGCAACATTCATGCCTGCGCCACCATATTTGCTGGCTGCTTCGATGTTGTAAACATCACCAACTCTCTGTCCGGTTGTTGGTAATTTGTCTGAAGAAGCTACTGAACCACAATATTTATACATATTAGTGATTTCGGATTTCTTAGCATATGTACTCGATAAAGTAGCATTTGTCGGTAACGCGTCAAGTTTACCTTTATCTGTGGCACTCATAAGACCGGCCACGCTACTAGTTGCCCCGCTAAAGGTAAATCCGCATAAATCTACGGCCGCCTCACCTTCATCCATCGTAATCCAAAAGCCGCGTTTATCCGCAGAGGGGTTGTAATCCCTTATTTGCAAGCTACCCCAATAGCCACTCGCAAATAATACCATCGTCTCTTGTCCTGCCGCTGGTGCCGGTACAAGTCCATGTGTACCCATCATGTCACCACTTGCGGCGGCTTTAAAATCACTGTAAGTTGTATCCTTATCTGCGCCCCAAACGGCCGTTCCGTCTGCGCTCCAACGTAAGATTTGACCGGAAGAACCGCCCGCCGGGATGTGTTTGTTACCACTTGTCGTAGGGTGTGTATAGTTGTTCGCGTTCGTGGCAATACCGTCTAATTTCTTTTTATCTGCCGCGGTCATAAGACCGTGTGCGGACTGAGTAGCGTCATTATAGGTTGTATTATTGTCAGGTGGCACGCTCCACGTGCCATCAGAACGCAAATATCTATTTGCGGCCCCTGCCGCTGGTGCCGGTGCCAGACCATGAGTACCCGCCGCCGTTGTCGTTGCACCTTTCATGTCAGCATATGTGGTGTTAGCCGGTGTTCCCCATGTTCCATCTGCTTTTAAATATTTACCCTCATTTCCTTTTGTTGGGGCAGGTACTAAGCCGCTCCCGCCATCGGCCGACGCTGTTGCACCTTTAAAATTACTGTAAGTGGTATTTGTGTCCTGCGTGTTAATCGTTCCAGTTGTTCCATCACCTTTCGTGAATGTGATGGTTCTTCCGTTTACTGATAAATTAGTGATACCTTTATTGAAAAGTGCTTTGATTTTATTCCACAAGTAGGTAACACCATTACTGTCTAAATAAGCCATATTTCCACCTCTCTCATTTGCATATCTCATCAAGTTCTAAATTTGTAATTGATTCGGTCGCGTGTTCTTCGGTCCACAGTGTGCCGTCTGACTTTATACCGACGTTTGCGCCGCCTTTAACGACTCCTAAACTTACGACGGTGGCAATCGGTACGCCCGTTTTATTCTCTGCAATCCCTTGAATCAATTCGTAATTAAAATTACTTTTTTGTGATAGAAATAAGTTTCCGTCAACTTTCGCAATCTTCGTTATCTGGAAATAGTCCCCGGCGTGATTGTCGTCCACAATCCGAAATTGCAGGCTCCCGGTTCCTGTGTAGTAGATGGAGCCAATCTCACATGTAAAAGGATTTCCCTTTATCATTATTTGCTCGCCCGCAATCTCAAGCACTGGATTTAATGAAGTATCGGCTCGTATCTCAATAAAAACACGATTTTCCCCGTTATCAATGATACTCACCAAATCACATATGCAATTTTTCGTTGCGTCAATAACAATCGTATTTTTCATGAGATTTTAACACCTTCTTTTTATGATACCGTTATAGTCGGGATACCGTCCCTTTTTAGTAAAATCAATCTACATTTAACACTCAAATAATCCGTGTGCGTTGTTTTGAAATATACAGATAATTTATTCGTATTGCGTATAAATACGTTTAGTATATCTGTATTTGCCATTGTGTAATAATTTTCGTTATAGGTTGCATCGTCACTACGAACAAACATTTTAGAAATAAGAGAAGTGTTCACAAAAGTCCACCCGTCGGGTAACTGAATTGACTTAGTTGTGCCTGATTGAATAGACGGTATTTCAACAATCAATAATTTTTTTTCTATCTCACCTTTTGGCACTACTTCCCTTTTACATTTATTTGTTCCGCAAAATCCATATACTTTTTCGCTCATCCGGTTG